GCAAGAATTTCCTGTACATCTTTCCCCAATGTTTCATAACTTTCCTGCGAACCCATCCTTTTCAACATCGAGTTGCGCATAGCGTTTAATCCGGTTTCCTTAGCCTTGCCGAATGTTGTGATATGTTTGTCTATCGCATCTTTTATTTTTAAACCCAACGCCTCCACATTTTGTTGCCCACCTTCTCCTGTCTCCAGGAATCTGTTTCTTGCTTTTATTAATGGCCTAAGTTGTTTTTCAAGTCTCCATTCTTGTGTAACGGATGATGCAAAAGGCGTTTTGTCCATTAAAGACTCAAATAGCTGCTGAGTTTTGCTGCCTGTAATTTCACCTGGTGTTAAAGTTATCCCAGCCTCTTTAGCTTCTTGCTCTGCCATCTTTGCCGCCGGAGTCATTTTTTTGCTAACAGGTGACAGGATTTTCCCGACTATTTTCACAACGGATTTCCCGCCCATTTCCATCATTGCACCTTCAGCTATATCCTCGGCGCTGCCAACAAGTTCTTCCGATATTGGTTCGGGTTTTCTCAACCCGACAAGGGCGTCTAATATGTCTGCTGTTTTTTTCCCAGCGCCATATCCTAACCCTGCTCCAGCAACATCGCCCCCAACACCTGCACGGCTTCCAATAATCCCACCTGCAACAAGCCCTGTAGTTTCAAGCGCAGGTCTATAAATATTGCTCATAGCTTGTCTTATTGGCTTATCCTGCTCCCATTTAAACCCTGGTTCCGGGTTGGCAATAGATGTTTGCCCTGACTGCTCTTTTGCAGCTATCGCCTCCCATTTACTTAAAGCTTCTTGGTCAACAGGTTGCGGTTGTATATCTTCTTCTGTATATGGCAAACTACGTGCAATGTTTTCCCATCGACTATCCATTATTTTAACAACCCTTCTGCTCTTAATTGAGCAACAACTTGTTCCGGTGTTAAGCCACTCGCTTCAAGTTCATCTCCACGAGCATCAATGACCGAAGCAGGAACCGAAGGCAACGGCTTCCCCCCCCCGCCAGATTTTGTTTCACCAACAAAGACTTCAAGTTTATTAGCTAAAACATCGTTAAGTTGGGTTTTAAACGCTTTTACTTTAGTTTCAAAAGCTATGTCAGAGTCATTAGCCTCTGGTATAAAAGGCCGCAACCTTTCCATTTCCTGCTGATTGATCTGCTTGCCTGACAAAGCATAAACCATTTTCATCAATTCCGCTGTTTTCGCCCTAAACATTTGCTCCTGAACATCAGTACCTATGCCTGTAGCTGTAGCCACCGCTCCTTTGCGCCCTTGCACCATACCAACATAATCTTTTTTATATAACGCCTCAATTTGGCCTATAGTATCTTGCAGCGTTTTAATTTTTTCAACAGTATCTTGCTGCGTTGCAGTCATGGGCTTGTTTATATTAAGCTTTTCTTGATAATCAGGGTTGTTTTTATCAACAATCATGTACCCATGGTCTGTTTGAATAATCTGTTTGCCGCCTGGTTGGGCTACACTTAACTCCTTGTCAATATATTGCTGCTCTCGATCCGTCATTTCATCGCCTTTAAGGTATTTGGCCATAACTTTCTTTTTAATAACGTCAGGAGAAGTATTGGATGATTGCCTTTGATCCATCCTGTCCTGCAGGGCTGATTGTCTTTGATCCATCCTGTCCTGCTTGGCTGATTCAATATCCTTTTTATGACCAGCGTCTATTTTGGCTTTTAGTTGTTCCATAAGCACTTCTGATGTCATAACCTTATCTCTTACAAAAGCTTTCCACTTAACCGGATCAGTTCCTACCTGTTCAGGAGGCTCAAAATTACTAACATCAACACCGACATCACTCCATTTTTTAAGAAACGAAGGGTATCGCTGTGGGCTTATCGATACGAGTTCGTTCCTCATGGCATCAATCGTTTTGTTTGCAAGTTCAAGTTTTTTTGTGCTTACATCTAGGTCTTGAATTTCTTGTGCTATTCTTGCATCATCTCGCCTTGCAGATTTGGATTCTCTGAACTCTTTAAGCTTTTCGGCTTCTAAGGCATTCCTTGTCTTGGCGCCTTGAATATCTGTAACATTCCTTATAATATTCCCCAAGTCAAGGCTTTGAATATTTAATGATGGAATTGCGTTTGGCATATATTATCCTCCACATTGTCATGGATTAGTTAAGCATTCCTGTTGTTATTAAATTCCCACCTATCTGATTTACAGCGTTCCCATATAAATTCCCACGATTTATATATCTTGATGCTCTTGCGGCTCCCGCATCTTGAAAGTTGTCAGCTACCTTGCTTCCGGTTGAAGTAATAATATTTGAAATGTTTGAACCCGATGCGCCGATATCGCTTGCCTGCGTTGTTGCCGCACCCCTGCCAATGTTTACGATGTTAAACCTGTCGTTAATATCGTTTCTTCTTCTGGCAAGAACGTTCTGGTATTGACCAAGCTTGGAGGCAGACGTTATGTCCATTGCCCTTTTTTGGAGCTCAATCTGTGTGGCAGGGGCAAATAAGTTCCCTTTGCTGGCAGCGCTTCTTTCCGTTGCAATCCTTATGTCTTCAAGTTCCTGCTCTCGTATGGCAGCAGCTTCAGGGGAATTCATAAAATCATCAAAAGTGGGTGCGCCAGCCTCTATTTCTTTAATAAGGGCTGGCAACGCTTCCACCCCTGCAAGCCTAAACGGCTCATTAAGCTCTATCTGCCTTTCAATGGCTTTTTCTTGAGCTTCTATAGCTTCCCTTTGCGCTTGCAATTCTGTTGAAGATGCTAAATTTGCCCCTTCTATTTGGGCATCTGCGGACTTCCCTGCCGCATCTCCCCCTATTAAAGAGCCTATTGCAGGGGCTGCGATTGATGCTACAACTGCTGTTGCAACTGATGACATGATTCACCTCTTATTAATTTAAGTGTCTGCTTGTAATCTGTTGTGATTTCGTTCCCAACCTGCCCCCCACATGCACCCGATATTTCTTCTGTGGCAAGAAGGTATATATTGCCTGCTATCCAAGCCATCTTTGCATTTGGTTTATGAGAATGATTGACAAATCTGCCATAGATAGTTTTTCTACCGTTTATAAGGGCAGGGCCTATGATTTCGTTTTTCTTGATGTTTGCTGTGGCGAAAACCCCTTTGCCATGAATCTGAGAGGCGAAAACTCCTGATTTGTATGTGCCATATGGGAGTTCGCATACCTCAAACCGGTCTATATCTTTTTGAACGTCATGCTCCGTCATGTTTAAATCAGATAAAAGTTTTTTATAGCTTTGAATAATTTCTTTCGTATCTTTTTCCACCACGATTTCTCTCCACGAATCACTTTTTTTAATATATGTGTCCTCAAGAGTTTTAATATCAGTTTCGTTTGTAACATATATGTTATACCAAATAACATCCTCAATAACCGTGCCAACCTTTCTTCCTGGCTTCCCAACAAACACTTGAGGGGCTTTAAGCTCAAATGTTGTGCCATCTTCATTTCTCATGAGAAGCTTGCCTTTTATAAACATGTTCATATGTTCATATTTTTGATAATGCCCGATAACTATTGCCCCTTTAGGCATCCTGACCTCTCTTATATAAAGACCTGGGCCAAAAGTATGAGTTACAGGGCAGTCGGCTTGCTCCAGCATGAGCATCTTGTCCTCGACTTCCTCTATAGTTACGCAAGTGTTAGCGACTGTGTTTTTGTTATCCATACCTTAACCGTTACGTCCTCCACATATACAGGACTGTTTGAATAGTGAATATCAAACCAGAAGCCATCAGATTCTCCGTCAATAGACTTTGCTATCGCTCCCCTTCTTAGCCTCCAGTATTTATTTGCAATGGCTGTCTCGCCGTCTGCACCGACATGCAAAGCAGCCTCATTCGTTAGCGTACATTTGTTCCCAGAAACCGTAATGGCGTATAAATAAGCATCGAACTCCGCCGCAATATTGGTTGTATATATATTTGCGTCAAAAGTGTCCAAGATTAAATTGCTCTGATCATTAACCTGCTCAAAAGATACATGATAAACGTCAACATCCGTTAATGTGAGGTCTGTGGTCGAAAGCGTTACTGAGCCTGTAAACCACTTGGATGTTATATACGCCCCTGAAAATGCATGAACCGTGTTCCCATTGGAATCTGTAGTTGTGCTATCAGTTGTCAAGGCGTCAATGGTTATAGTGTCAGTATCGGCTGGCGTGCTTGCTCCTGTATCCCTGTCAATACTTTCGCCTGTTACGGTTATAGCCCCGGTAATATCGCTTCCGGCGTTAATGACAACCATTATCTTGCCGATTCCTTTTGAAACCGTAATATCGGTAGGGACAGTATCAAGAGGTTGTGCTGTTGCTAATGACAAAAGACCACCATGGACATTTGACTCAGTCGCTCTTGAAGGAACTGCATCAAACGTGCTTAAGCATATAGGGATATCGACTGTGGCTGTTTTAAACGAATATGTTCCGCTTCCGTCTGTTGTTAATATCTCATCGCTTGAACCATCAGGAACACTCGCTGTCTTTTTGTCGCCATCTATTGAAAGAATCGTACTTGCCGTTCCGCCATCTAATTTAATCGCATCTGGCAGGCTTGCAACTACCCCGCCCGCCTCGTCATCGGTAACAGTTATTTCATCTGCCGTCCCTGATATCCAGTCAGCCAGATCAACACTCTCGGTTTTTTTGCCAGTATCTGTTGCAAGAATACGGGAAGCTGTGGCGCCGTCAAGGTTGATTGAGTCTGGCAATGAGATGACTACCGTGCCAGTCTGGCTAATTGTAACGGTTATTTCATCAGTAGTTCCCTTAACATCAGTGTCTTCAAGGGTTTTATCTGCATCAACATCAGACGCAGCCAAGTTGCCGTTGCTGTCTATTTTTACAAGACGCCCTGACATCCCGCCTATCGTTAAACTGGCGACACTACGCCACAAATCTCTCAGCCACCCCTTGAAACGCTCGGAACTCGCTTCCGGCGGCGGTTGAAGTTTAGCCATATCCTACCTCAAGATTCAAATTAGCTTCTACAAAAACACGTTCAACAGGGTCAGTCCCTGAAATCTCATAAACTCTTTTCCGTGAAGCTCCCATGCGAGGCCACCTAACCCTCTTCTTGTATTTCCCCATCTTTCCTAATTTACGCCAGTATTCGTTTGACCACGTTCTCATGCCATCATCAGAATATCTCAACACAACCTGTGGGTCTGCCCCTTGCCCTGAAATTAGCCCAACACCTTGTTTAAACATTAATTCCAGTTCTTTGTGAAAAACTTTCGCTCCATTAGCCTCGTAAGGAGGGGACGTGTATGTCCATTTTATCGTAGTCCCTGCATCTGTATATACATTATCTTCAAGAGAGTATATTTTCCCGTTTTCATAGTCTCCAACGAGGTCTTTGCCATTAAATCTTTCATAACAATTAGACCTGTGCCTCCCCTGAGCAGTCCCGCTTGCCCATTGATGGATTCCGCCTGTTGCAAGGTTTATAACATATGTCTTGTCTGCTGAAGGAAAACACATGACATAAAATGTATACCCTTTTCGTGTATATGAGTAACCAATAGCATCTGATTTTATGCTCATATCGTTAAACAAAATGTTCAACTGAGGAGGCGATATTACCTTTGGGGTAAACCCATCCATCCTGCTTACCAAAAAGTTTTCATCCAGATAGATTATAGAGTTGTCCGCTTTCGTTATAGAAAAAGCTGCCCCGATACCGCCCTCTATGAATACGTCAGGGTATCGTTCAAATGGGAAGGTTGCATCCCCTGAATTATAGAAAATCTCCCCAGACTTAGGGCCAAAAATAAATAACTGCCTATGATCAGATATTATAGCCAAGATGTTATCAGGGTGCCCCTCTGCTGTCCCCAAGTCTGCTGCATTCCAACTTGTTCCATCACTTAGATCAGATATTTGAAAATTAAACGTATTTTTTTGGCTAACAATAAAGTAATTGTCCTGCATCGTTAAAAAAGAAGGCTCTACAAAATCACCGTCTGATATTCTTGTAACCGTAGGCGTTTCCCCAGACCTTGTTACTATATATCCATATTCTCCATCCGTAATCATCATCTGATTAAGATTCGGTTCCATTTTAACTGGCCCGCTTGATGTATCCAAAGCTGTCGATGCAAGTGTCGCAGTCCATGTTTTATCAATTAAATATACGCTACTTCCTACAACAGCATATAAATATTGCCCGTTCTTATCTACTCTAATCCCACGTACCTCTGCTGACTTCAAACTGGAAACTCTTTCGGTCAAGCCAGGAGTACCCACCATTGCATTTTTCCCAAGCCAATAATTTTGGGCAAAATATAAGTTTATTGGGTATTTGTTGTCTGGTGCTTCGCCCTGTATAAACGGAATTTTTTCCATTACCAGTTTTCCGGGTTGTTGGGTTCAAAAAATATATCTGATTTCTCAGCCTCAAACGTGTTCGCAGACTCTACAGATTGAGATGCAAGCGCAGCGACTTCGGCCGGCATGGCTCTTCCTGCTTCTGGGTGCATTTCCTGTGCAAGCAACCACTTTAATGGCCTGTACCATTCTTGTGGGAAATACGGGTCGTTCGCCCCTGCATCAAAATCTTCAAGTGGCGTAAGATACGCAATCTCTATCGTATTGCCTGCGGAAACAATAGCTGCTGTTGGCACAACATTAAGCCTGAATTTTCCTGCGTCCAGTTCTCTTTGGTAATTATACCGATTAGGAGTGCCGGTTGCTGTTTTGTCGGCTATCTGAAAATATTGCTGGTATGTCATTTCTCTAAGTGGCGTTTCGTTATCGTTTGAAGCTATTTTATAGTTTGCATGCAAAACCTTGGCAGGGATATCAATATTTAAATCCCCACCAGAACTTTTCAGGGAAAACTCTATCTTTGCAGTTAAGGTCAACGATGCCGTTTTCCTCTGCCATGTTTTAATCCCCTTGGCCAAAAAATTAGGAGGCCCCATTAAATTTTTAACAAGCATGTTCAACGCTTGAAGCCCATCGGCAAGTTCTACGGCTTCAAGCGTATATTCTGAGCTTGTGTTGTAAACTATTCTGTATGCAGCGCTGACTATTTCTGACCCTGAAACGCTGAAATCGGCTGACCCTGACGTTGCCATTTTTAACCTCCAGTAACAATAATTTTAACAGTTGCGCTTATCAAGCAAACAGATAATACTCCTATGAACCACCATACCCTTACAATAGATGTTTTGTTAAGTTCAACTTGGGTAGACATGCCGTTGTTAAGTTTTTTTTCTATTCTTATCCATGCTTTTGTCGAGTCTTCAATATGGTCTTTCATTAATGCGATATTGACTTCTTGTATGCAATGATGCTTTCGTCTTTCGGGCCCCTTGTACTCACTCATTATAAATCTCCGTTCAGGTTTTTGGTAATAGCTTCGTAAACACTGTCTGCGCTTATACGATATTGGCACTCAGCTATCCTTGCAGAATCTTTCCCGTCTGTCGCCTCAACTACACTACAGTAATCAAAACCATAATGAAGCTGATGGCATGGGTAACAATCGCACCCAGACGGCTCAACAGGCGTGCAGTTTTCCCAGTCTTCGGCATAATTGCTTACCGATGAATGAGATAATAACAAAACTTTTGGAATGTTCTCAAACTGAACAGAGAGTGCGACTCCGGTTTCAGGAGTAACGATAACGTCTGCAAAATAACAAAAAGCCATAGTTTCTCTGACAGACCATTTCCCGGACATGCATTTTACACGAGGTTCATTTTCCCAGCCCTGTTCAAGGATCTTTGAGGCCATATCCCCAACCAATATATTTTTTACATCTGGATATTGCAAAAGCAACCTTGCTATTACCTGATCCTGAAACGGCCAGAATTTATGAACGGAAGAACCAGATAAGACCCACAGCACCACTTTTGCGTTTAATTTTCTTTTAAATTTATTGGCAGCTTTTTTTTCCTTTTCAGTCATATAAAACTTGCCGCATAAGTTTTTAGGCACTTCACATATCTTGGCAGTTATTTCATAACAGTTCTTTGACATTAGTTCGTGGCGGATTTCTTTCGGCCAATAATAACTCACTCTGTCTGGAAGTGATAAAAGCGTCCCTTCGATAGATTCCGACAGATTAATACACTTGTCGAACTTTCTGCTTATATGCATGACAAAATCCCTGAATTCTTCTGCAGGAACCTGCCCTGAATCTTGCAATACAAAATCATCAATATAGGGGTCATGTTTAACCACCTCAAAAGAATTTGCATGTGTAAACAACGTAATATGATATCCTTGCTTTTTAAGTTCGGGAAACACACAACTTGCCATCATCATGTCGCCGATACCGCCGTATCTCAGCACGGCGCATGTCTTTGTATTAGCTTTTTGTATGGTGCGATTCTCGTTGCCCTGAGTGCGTTTAAATGCAAAATACGACCATTCCACGTTTTTTACTGTTTCATGAAGCTCCCAACCCCTTATATGTGACACCATGGACACAATCGATGCGTCCTTTTTTACTATTAAATTGAAAAAACCGTTGAATTTTACAAGATCGAATAAATCTGAAATATCAGCGCCCTTTTCTTCTGAGCAAAAACAAACAAAATCCATAGATTGTTTTTTTAAAAGGCCAACCGCCTCATCTGCCCATTTTATAAAGTGAGGAAAGGTTTTATCAGGATCGGAACTTATCTCTACACCTACCCCCCTTGTGTATGGAACCATGTCATATTTAAACGGGTTTGACATTTCGTCTCTTTCTCTTTACCAGTTTATTTTTTATCGGATTTGGTTGGAATTCAACACATCCACACAAACAATTTTGATGCACGTCAAAAGTCCTGCCGTCTTGCTCATATCTGTGTGTTGATATTCCGTAAACTTCAGCATATGGTTTTTTCTTGTCCAGCTTATGTTTCACTTTCATCCCCTTTCGATCTGTCGTCTAAAAAGCTATGGTTGTGCTGCCCGCCAGGCTTTCCCCATGGGTCAATAAAACACTCAATTTCATCTTTACCCATTTCAACATGAGCCATAAATCTTTTAAAACCGTCAAGACGTTTCCCCTTGTCATTAACAAGTATGGGTCTGATAACATTTCCATGGTCGCCCATAAGCTTTTTGACAGCGTTTATACCATCTCTGTGGTCAGTTATTTCAACTCCTGGTCTATGGCCTTCATCGTATGGCTGAATTAGCTTTATGGGAACCCATTTACGGAGCCTTTCCTTGACCCCCTCGTATGGGAACGGCTCCATTGATTTGAGCGTAGAAAGAGCCTTGAAGAACATCCCTGCTATCACACGGAACTCGGCACTGGTAAAGTGAAGTCGTACATCCCTGTAGTGAAAATGAAATGTGTTGTCATTATTAGCTTCTATAAGCGCCCTGTTTGGATAATATTCACTGTCAGACTTTACAGGCAAATCAAATATTTGCTGGATCAAAAAGTTTGGGTTCCCTTCCCTGTAATTCTTTTCCTCTGCGATCCTCTCAAGTGTAACACCACAAGCATTGACGGCAGACCTGAAGTGCGCCCACTCAATTTCAGAAAAATCAAAGCGTGTGTTTCTATAATGTAAATGTATGTTCTCGCAAAGATCCGTCCATATGTTTCTTGCAGTCAAGCTTCTCGGTTCAAGAGCTGCCATAGCCAGCACTTTTTTAATGTCGCCCATTTATCGTATACCCCCAATAGTTAAAATGTTTTTTGTTCTGCCACTTGTCCGGCAGGTTGATTCCTCGTATGACATATCAACAACTTCGTAGCCACACGTGGCAAAAAGCCTTCTTAGTGCCCTTTCGTTAAAATAGTGAACATGCTCTCCAGGGTAATAATGATGCCACTTTGTCAAGTCTTCTCCCTTGTAATCATCTGTTGACGGAGTGCTGATAAAAACTGCGCCAGGCCTCAACCCTTCGATAATTTCTTTCGGATGGCTTATATGCTCAAGAGAGTCCCAAAAAGTTACAACCTCATACGTTTTAAACAAACGCTCAATGATGCAATATCTACTATATGGGTTAATGTCGAATCCATACGCATCAATTCCGTCAAGAATACAGGCATCTACAAACGATCCTGACCCACACCCAAAATCAAGAAGCCTCGCCCCTGTTGTTTTAATGTTCCTTTTGGAGAATTCAATCCTTACAGCATTAATTTTATCTCCGATTTCCGTGTTTGCGTACCTTTCGTATTTTCTAAGGTATGATTTATCGTAAAGACATAGATCGGGCTTGACATCGCTTGACACAAGCTCACAATCAGCACATTTATATAAATCTGAAGCCAAGTGATCCATTCTCCTGTCGCATATATTGCACCTCATGGTTTTACCCATACAACCCTCCCCCTCCTTTTGATTTCTATATTGTTTTTAAGCCCGCCGTCAATAGCTGCTTTTACCCCTTCAAGTTGATAGTCATCAAAATACATGATCCCGCCTTTTACCATTCTAAATGGCAAAAAAGCTATGGCTGCCTTTACGCTTGAGTAAAGGTCGCAATCGACATGAATAAACGCAAGATCGTACAGGTCATTCGGGATCGTCCATGGAAATAAGCCCTGATATATACAAGCATCAGGGATGGCTGCCTGAACTTCTTCAACACTTGTATTGCCGAACTCTCCTTTTTTATGAACATCTATTTCGCAAGGCTCAGGCATCCCCTCAAACGTATCGAAAAGATGTATTTTATTTCCTCTCTTTTTGCATAGTTCGTTTAAATGCCAAGCTGACCCACCCTTGAACACTCCCACCTCGGCAAAATCGCCTAATGGTGCAGTTTCTGCAACCAACAGCAAGTCGTCAAGGCCTGGCTGGTCTATCAATGACATGGGTTGGTTCATGTAGATACCTCCTCTGTTGGCCTGCCCCAATTTCTTTCATATCCGCAATTGTAAATTTTCTCCATTTGAGCAAGAACCATGTCTGGGGGAAAGTCAACACACAAAGGAAGCTGTGTTATCTCTTCCTTGCCATATTCGTCTATTGGCATATGATCTATTATTTTCCCGTTTAAAAGCTGTGTCTTCCCCTTTGGGCAGTTATTGGTATTGTAAATAGCCCTGAAGCATGGGGAGCAATACGCCGGAGATTGCAGGGAATAATCATTTATATCGTTGCCGACAATGTTTGTAAGGCTCGCTGCTGTCAACAACATAATTTTCGGAACTCCCATAGCACCCGCACCAATGCCCAACCCTGTCTCCGGTGTTACGACCATATCAACATATTTCGCTATGTTTAACGCTTGCCTGAACGGGATTCTGCCTGATTTATGAATTACATTAGGGTGTTCCCACTCCCACTGCTGGCAGAATTTGTCTCCAGTGGTTATGATTATCGTTTCAGGATGTCGATTTATAAACCGTGTGCATATTTCTTCGGCTATAGGATACATGGCTTTCTGATACATAGACCCACGTATAGCCCATAATATGATATATTTGTCTTTAAATTGTTCCAGATAATCCAAAACAAAGTTGTGTTCATCTTTTGTGAAAAAAATATCTCCGGTTCTTCCCATATATTTAGGGTCTGTAAGCCCCGCAATTTTCATTGATTGATCGTAAAAACAAATATCTTTGTTCTTTTTCCTTCTTAACCATAAAGGCCAAAAGTATTCAACAGTATGTTCTCCAGGGATTAGTGCCTCCTCAAGAGACTGTTGCAACGTTACGAATCTGTCATATTCATCAATAGCCTGCTTCAAGAACTTGAGCCGTTGAGCTTTCATCTCAGGAGTTGCGTCCTTAGCGCCTGCTTCAAAGAAATCATGATGGGTAATCATTGGGTTGTATGTATGTATCTGAGCGCCTTTAAAATTGTAAGACATGGTGACCTCCCAGCCTTCTTCGTAATACGCTCTTATAACCGCACTCATATGAATATGATCCCCAAACGCAGCTTCTCTATGCAAAAAAACCCTTTTCAATATCTTCTCCTTTTTGTTAGGGCAGGAAGCTGTGGAACCTCCTGCCCGCTACAAAAGTTTAAAACAGGTTAATATTATGCGCTTACATATCTTTCCACATAGGATATGTTAGCACGAGCAACAAGCGAGTTGTCTCCAAGAGATGTGCCGATAGACGCTTGGAAAACAATATCATCTCCAGAGGAAAAGTTTGTTTCAGTAACCGTTCCATCAACAACAGAATCGTCTGCTGCGCCCCCTGTCCCGACCGTAGCTGTACCGATAGCTGACACAGCACCCGTACCGGCTGCCGATTTGCCAATTATTAAGGTGTAAACTTCGGTAGCGACACCGCCTGTTCCTGTACATGTTGCACCTACTACTACTTCAAGATTGAAGTCTTTAACCGTGACGTTCTCCATAAAGGTTTTTCTTGCAAGAACAACTGCGGCTGCCCTTGCAGAACCTATAGCAGCGTCTGCATTATTTGACAGAGTCATTTGATGCAACACTCCCCACCTGGGGTCATCATATGTTCCTGACATAATACCTCCTTTCGCTTACGCAGCGCTGTCCCATTTAACGACTCTGGCATTTGCTGCTACCGTATGGACAAGGCCGAAACCTCCCAAGTAGTACCAGGCAATGCCTTTTGAACGACCATAATCTGTCGGGATTTTCCCACGCATCTCTTCAGGAACCGCAATCCCTTCGGCAACTGTATCCTGCCCAAAGAAAAACGCCCAGTCGGAAGACGAGTTTGTCCACGAGCTTTTGGCGATATTGGTTTGTTCAACGAATCTTACGTTATTGTATTTTCCGACTTCCCCTTTCTTAATCATCTGGAGACCTTCAGTTGTGTACTGATGTACTCCTTCAAGATCGTTCTTGAGAGTTCGGAGTGTGGACGGCCAAGCGAGACAATAATAGTCATCACCAATGTAAGGATTGATGTTTCTTTCCTTCATTAAGTCTTCTACAAGACCTATGTGTCGCTTGCCAAGAGCCACGTTATTAGTCAATGTTGCAGTACCGTTGGTGGTCAACGTCAATGCTGATGTGCTTGTCCCCGCAGTCGGAACGACCCTGAGTGGGGTTGCATTGAACTGAGTATGTGCAAGAGTGTCAAATGCCTGCTTCCCGTCCTGTGTTAAGACTTTGTTTATAATCTCAGTCACAGGATGTTCAGACAGGTTGTCCAACTTCCCAGAATATGGCACGCTATTACCGGCTTCTGTTATAGTGAGCGTCCCTTGTGTAATCGTAAAGTTGGTTTCAGGCATTGTGTTAGTTTCGTTTATTGTCGATCCCTGAGTAGCAACAGTAGAGTAAACGTCCCAGGTGAACAAATCACCTTTCTTTTTGCCCTGCTGGCTCGCATCCTTGACATCGGCAAATTGTCGAAACTTGCACGCATTAAACAAAGAAAACCTCAGCTTCTTGCTAAGTTTCCTTGCACTCATAAAGCCACCAATGGAATTTACAGACCAAAGTTGACCTGACATAGTATATTCCTTTCTGGCTTACTGGCCTCTTGATTTGCGAATTTGAGCAATGACATCAGAAATGCTTTCTTCGCCACCATCGTCTTCTTTTTTCTTTGTTTCCGCTTTGCTTGAGGCCGTTTTTAAATTAACAATAGTTCCCTTTTTTTCTCGTTTTTCTTCAAAAGAATCTTTTTTTTCGTCAAGCTTCTTGACGACTTCAGGCAGTTTGTAGTCAGGTACCAAAGTTGTAGCAATGGATCTGACCGCTTCACATGCTTTCTGGTAAGTTTCAAATGAATCATACGATCCTTTATTGTTGCCAACAAAAGAATCAACGAGTGCCCCTGCCTGATCTCTAAGGATTGGAACAGTCATTATGTCAGAAAAACCACCATCTTCAGGCGATGCGTTGAGCCTGTTTTCAAGGTTTACAATAGCAATCGTCCTTTTGATTTCGTCTTTCATGACGGCAGGGCTGTCATTTACAGTAGCCTGTTGAGGCGCTGATGAAATACCCATAATGCCTTGTTCCCAAGCTTTGCAGGCTTCCACCATCTCTTCTTCGGTACCGTATTGAGATGCATGGATATAGTCTGCTCTTAGCTCATCCAAATTGACCTTTGAAGCTGCGTGCTCTGCGGAAGCGTCCTTTTTTTCTGAGGGTAGCTGCCCAGACCGCTCTTTAGCTTCGTTTAGCAGCTTAGTAGCTTGTTCCAAGCGCTGATCTGCTGCTGTTTCTTTCTGTAGGGTTCGTGTCCCAGCGTCTAATACTTTAGATAGCTCGACCTCTTGCTCTACGCCATCAACAATAATTTTAACCGTTTCTTTTTTTCCATCGGGATCTTCCTGCTCGCCTTCATCTGCCTTGGCGTCCGTTTTCACTCCGTCATCTAAAAACTCTTCTTGATCCTTTTCCTCATCATCAGGCTTTTTTGCCCATTCCGCAGGTTCTCGTCCCTCAGCTTCTGCAAGATCAACCTCTTCTTTTATCTCTACCTTTTCGTTTCCCTCGGCGATCTGCTCGATGTAGTCCAGATTAGATGTGTCTACTTTCGGTGGTTTGCCTTCAAATTTCTTGCTGTCTTTCTCAACACCGTCAACGTCTTTCTGAACCAATTCTTGAATTTTTTCTTGTTCTTTATCCATTTTCGCTCTCTGCCTCCATTTCGTAAATTGCGTGTTCTGCTTGCCTTCCCCTTAAGACAGCTTCGGCAAGCCATTTAACCGCCTTTTCTGCGGTTTGAGCTTTGATCTGAAGCTCAATTATTTTGCCTGTATCGTTTGGAGCAACCTCTTTTAATTCGTCGGCTGCCTCTTGCGCTTCCTGCTCAGATACCCCAATAATATATTTGCCCAAATTCGACTTGAAAAATTTTTCAACTTCTACCCCAAGTTCTACTTCTGCCAGTGACGTCCTGATGTTTTCATCCAACTTTCTTTTCCCCCTGGACTGGATTTAACAGCTTTATTTGCTCAAGTGTAACATTAGTTTCAAGCTCGGCTTCTTTCCGAATGTTCGCACCCTCTTCTTTCATGCTGGCAATTTGCAGTTTTGTCATATTGTCTGCCGTGTTTTTATCAAGAACCGCTTTCAGTTCTTCTATGATTTGTTGCTGTTGTTGTATCTGATCCATTAACTGCTGTTCCTGCCTTGTCATCTCATCTGGCTTTATAAAGAATCTTGAAGCGTCTTTATGCCCAAGTCTTCCAAATATTTCTTTTTCAACCTCTTCGATGTTTAGGTTCGGAGGCGGATTTCTGAGAATATTTGTCAAATGCGTCATGGCAAGCAGAAATTGGTTCAGCTTTGTAATTGGGTCTGTTGCTCCAAGCCCAACATTTACATCAAGCGTTAATTCCTGGTTTAATAATTCGTCTGTTACTTCGTCAATACCATATTTTTGGAACAGTTTGGCGGATTCTGCTGCAAGAGAAAGAATAACCATGTCTGTCTCATATTTCTGCTCTAACTTTACAAGCTGCCACATTACATTTTTCACCCATGTTTCTGAAAACGTGCGGATTAGATATTCTGTAAGGCTGTGGACGCCTGCTTTAAGCATCTGCATACCACCTACAGTTTCGTTCAACTGCCTGTTGCTTGAAATAGACGATTGTGAAAAGTTGCCAACGAGCTCGTCATATTCAACCGCAAGTCTGTTCTGTTCTTCATATGATGATCTGGTAACGTCATTGAAATCAATAGGTTTTACATCTTTCTCAACATCCGAAACAAATGTAACGGATGCAGCAACATTCCTTGTTATAGACCTTAGATCCGTCTGTGAGCCTCTTCTGACAAAATACCTTTTGTTCAGTACAAGTTTAACATTATCAAGCCTTGAGTTTGTAACCTCATTTATTTCTCTTTGTATGTTTTCACCAAGCTGCGTAGGCGAAGATGGAAATATTTTGTGAGTTTCTATAACTGCGGCACCCATTACTATAGGGCGTTCTCCTGTAAAATATTCCTCTTCTATTGGGACAGGCTTAGAAAGTAAATACTCAGAGCCAAGCGTATAAAAAACAAAATCATCCCCGTTGTCACCTCTCATAAAGTTTTCTATCACCCACACAATGTCAAAATCAGATAGCACGGTATTGCTTGTTGTCGAATTGTCAAGTTTGTCCTCTCGCCCGTCTTCTCTTGTCAACCTCGTTGGATCAAAATTTATTTTTGTCCCTGAACGTATTTCTGAATCTTCCAGCTTGATCCACTTCTTTTTCCCTGTTTTTGGGTCATCATCATCCATTCTGGCTTTAACATCTATTACATACATAGGAATGAGCCTTAAAAGATACGGACTTGAATTTACCGGATCACGCCAGTCGGCAGCAGGATGAATCCGTATGTTTTCAACAGGAATTATTTCAATATCGGGTCGGTCTTCTACAACCTTTCTGGCCTTAATTGTTTCGTACTCACCTGGCAAGCCTGTGTTGACAAGCTGAGAGACTTCTTTTTCCTTGTATTTCCATGACTGATAGGATGCAACAACACCTATAACTGAAGCGTCCTGAAACCCGCCAAGCAAAGTTACATACCATGGTATAGTCTTGGTCAACCTGTACTGAATGAGTTCCTGCATAATCTCGGCGCTTGCCTGCTGGAACTTGTCAGAAGGGTTTGCAGCAGTTAAAGACACAACATCATTATTTGTAAAAAATGCTGCCGATGCAGCAGCCTCGTTATTCCTTATAGCCGCCCTTGTCTTCGGCCTGAATACTTTTGAACGGTACCTGTACTGTGCTGTGTTATATTTCGATGCCGCATGGTGTTTTGACTGAAAAGCCCTTATGTTGTTTTCCCATTGAGTTCTATAGTTTGAATCTGTAAAGGATGTGGACGTACTCAATGCGTTTCTTGACTTTTCAAGCCAAGGGTTTCTTGTTCCTTCTTCCATTGGCTTTATTTTCCCTTAATTAATGGAAATTTGTTGTGATCGATGCCATCTATTTTTTTTATAGGTTTGTTTTTGTTTTTTGACCTGCATAATCCCGCACTTTCAAGAATTTCACCTCCTGCCATCATGACACATTTTAAGTTTGGATCCTGATAAACTCGTGACAGTTTTAAAACATATCCCCAATTCGAAAACCCTAAAAGCTTTTCATTAACTTCAACATTCATGATTGTCATCACACCGCCAAGTTCCTCATCGTCTAGCCCAACAACCCATGTATATCCAGGATAATGATACGCAAGAACTTTTTGAGCCCGAGCCGCAAGATCAACATCCGCAAGATCATGAAAAGGAACACTTTCTATAATTAATCCGCTCATTCTACCACCCATAAGTGTATTTGTATGGCATGCCCAGCGCTAAGAGTGCATTCGCTGTATTTTATATAAGGCCGAACCCTTTGCCCGTGATAATATCTAATCCTTTGGTCTTTGTCATCAGAGCCTTTACAGTGAAATATTATTGGGCCTGTCGCTGTTTTATGGCGGATAAACAATTCGTCATCAGCCGCTCCGGGATCAAACTGGATGCTATTTGTTTTTGGCCCCTTATTGTAGTCTTTATTATCACCATATATGTCAGAGTTTCCGTCAACATCTGCCAAACCTCCCGAAACAGCCATGTCCCAATTTGTATTCAAGCCACTTATATGTAACATGTTTTCGTCTGAGACAACATCATTTGCCACTTGGTATTCTCCTGATTATTTAAGTGTTGTGCCAAGCCCAAGCCTATGAAGGCCACGCTTTACAAAAGTTGATGCCACCGCTGTTGCAACAGCCCCACGCAGCCCCCATGAAACAGCATACGCCGCTCTTTGTGTAGCCGTTGGAGTCGGAGTAGGGTAAGCGCCAACACTTGCGATAGCAAAAAGATCCATTGCCTACACTTCCTCCTTCGGTTTTCTCCTGAACCATCCGAACCATTGCCACTTTTTCGCAGGCATATGTTCTTTAATATAATCCTCATTTTGCGTCTTTATATGGCTCAATATAACCTTGTTAATTTCTTCTATTAAAAGCTTGCCTTCTTCCTCTTTAATTTTTTCACCAAGCGATATGATTCTTTTTAACATATCATGTGTAATCGCAGTACCACTTTTGTCAATTTCGCAACCGCAAGGACAACGATCCAAAGGATAAGACTTGCCGTTTTTAACCTCTAACAAAACCTCTGTTATTACAGCCATGGCAGCCGCTTTTTTAATATTTCTTTCTTTTGCCTCTTTAAGTAAAAAACGAACTGTATTTTCAAAAGGATTGTCCTTACCGTATCCATTGTCATCCCATATTTGCTTGCTGTCTATAAGCATTATATCACCATCCTTTTTCGATTCGTATATGTCCCGTCAGTTTCGAATGCTGCTGCGACTGAACCAAGTGAAGCCCCCGCATCGTCAAACATTTCCGTGTTGTGATTTGATTCTGTAATGCTAAGTTTGTTTACAAGTGCTTTTATTAAATAATCAAGGTCAGAACC